CCTCGAAGCACTGGATCGCAAATACCCCGGCCACTTCCCGATGTGGAGCAGGACGCCATGACCGACATCACCCTGGAGGCTCTGAAGTTGCGCGAGCGCGAGCTGGAACTCGATGCCGTTCTGATCCGCGGGCGTGTCCTCGAGATCCGCAACATGATCGAGGAGCTGCAGCGCCGCCGCGGCGGTCGCCCGCGCAAGGGCGCAGCCATCGCCATCGTGCCGCAGCGCGTGGCGGGCGGAAGCGCTGAGCCCGAGACAGATGCGGACACAGAGGATAGCGCAGCATGACCGAGCAGGAGATGGTGCGCGCCGTGGTGGCCGAAATGCGTGCGGCGGATCTGGTGACGACGCTGCGCCACGCGGTCGCAGGGGACGCGCATTGGCGCCGGGAAGCCCAGCAACTGCTGGCCGATATCGACAACGGCGTGCTGCGGCCATGCAGCATCGAGGCGCTGCACGAGATCGACGCCAGGAAGCGCGCTGCCGAAATTCTGAATGACGTGTGCAATGACTGATAACCTGCCGCCCGCCGACGAGCTTTTCGACGTACGCGAGCAACTAAAGGCGCTATCGTCCCGCGAGCGCGATCTGCGGAGCCTCATGCTATCCGATCCGTCAGCGCGTACCGGCAACCGCTATGCCGTCGAAATCCGCGACGTGGAGACGACCCGCACCGACATCAAGGAACTTCGCGCGAACCATCCCGCCCTGGTCGATGAGTTCACGTTCAAGCTGACTGAACAACGCGTCGAGCTGCGCGGACTGACCGATGACGGTGAGCTGGTCAGCATCCGCAAGCTGCGGAGCGCTGAGAAATCTGGAGACCCACAATGAACGCTCTTGTCCCCGTCGCGATGCCACTGCAGGACATGCAGACGCTCGCCGTCGCCATCGCCAAGAGCGCCTTGTTTGGCATTAAGACGCCAGACCAGGCTCTCGTCCTCATGGCGATCGCCCAAGCCGAGGGCCGGCATCCGGTCGAGGCGGCGCGTGATTACGACATCATCAACAACCGCCCTGCCAAAAAGGCCGAGGCGATGCTGCGCGATTTCATCCTGGCCGGCGGCAAAGTCCAGTGGCACAGCCTGACCGACGAGCTGGCCGACGCCACGTTCACGCACCCGCAGACCGGCGAGGTGCGGATCGACTGGGACATGAAGCGGGCACAGACAGCCTTCGGCAAAAAGGACATGTACAGCAAATTCCCGAGGCAGATGCTGCGCAGCCGCGTTGTGTCCGAGGGTGTGCGCACGCTCTGGCCATTGGCGACGTCGGGGATGTACGAACCGGGCGAGGCGGCGGACATCCCTCCAGTCGAGCACAACGGCCCGACGATCGAGAGCACGGCCACCGACGCCCGCGAGCAGATGAACCGAGACGTGCCGCTGAAGGCCGCCGCTGCCCCGATGCAGCGCGGCGCGAAGATTTCCGCACAGGCACCTATGTATGAAGCATCCCTACCTGATGCACCGCGGCAGCGGACGCGCCGTGATTTCCTCGACGGCCTGGCGATTGCCCTGCGCGACGCCCAGAGCGCCGAGGAAGTCGATCGCCTGCTATGCGGTGAAGAAACCATGCGGGCGAAGGAGAGCTTCCGCAACGGTCACCTCGATGAGTTGAACAAGCTGATTGCCGGTGCCTTGTCGAAATGGTATGTAGAGCCATCAGAGGACGACGAAGTGCATATCAAAGGCGAGGAAAATCTTGCAGCGGGCTGATCCCACCGAACGCGCCATCCCACCGCCGGATGATAACGGCTACTGGCACTATACATACATCACCTATCATCCAGACACTGGTGAATGGTATGGCGGAAAGCACTCCACCAACAACCTAAACGACGGATACTTGGGGTCGGGGAATTGGGTGCTCAATCATGCTGCGCGTGATGAACTCGTCATCGAAATCGCTGAGTTCTTCTACAGCGAGGAGCACGCCTATGCTGCTGAAGCTGCGCTGGTGGATTTTGCGATCATAGATGCTGACCCACTCTGCCGCAATAAGACGGAAGGCGGGTTCGGAGCTTCACGCGAAGCCGCCGCACGACGCAATGCCGAACCAGAATACTACCGTAAAAATCATGAAGGGAAGATCCGGCGCTCGGCCAACCCTCAATGGCGCCGGAAGAATCGCGAACACTTAGCCCGGCTCCACGCCGACCCAGAGTGGCAAGAGAGAGTGCGTCTGGCGAATGTTCTGAAAGGCGCCGATCAGGAGTTTCAGCAGAAGAACCGTGAGAGAATGGCTCTTCTCGCCACTAATCCGGAATGGTTACGCAAAATCCGTGAAGCAGCAGCTAAGCGTTCTGCCGATCCAGAGTGGCGACAAATGATCCGTGCAGCCAACATCCGCCGGAGTGCCAACCCTGAATGGCGGCGCAAGAACCGTGAGACAACAGCCTGGGATGCTGCAAAAATAGCACAACTTCGCTCGGATCCGGAATTTCAGCGGAAGTACCGCGAAGGAATAGCTCGCCGCGAGGCCAATCCCGAATATCGGCAGAAGGTGCGCGAGACAAATGCCCGACTGCGTGCGAATCCTGAATGGCAACGCAAATACCGTGAAGGAATGGCCAGGTACATTGCTAAGAAACAGGAATATGCCGACAAGTTGGCTGCCGGTTGACCGCGCTGCAGCTCCTGCTGGCGCTGGCTCTGTGCGGCTGGGTGCTGCTCGCGGTGTGGCGGATGCGGTGGTGAGCTTCCGGTGACCACTCTTGAGTGACCATGATGAGCCGCCATGGCCAGATGATGATTTCGAGGACGAGTGTGGCCTGGGCGACGATGGCCAGTGCGCACTGGCGGGCACAGAGCACTGCGACTTTGAGTGCATCTATCGAGACAGCGATCTGTTCGCCGGCAGCGCGGCGTGGTGCCGCAAGCATCCAAAGGCACCAGCATAAGCAACCCAAAGGACGGCGCCAGACCGCTGCCGTTTGACCGTGGCAAGGGGCGCCAGTACGAATCGGCGCCCCAATTCGGAGTATCTGAGATGTTGCATTTTCTTTTGGGCCTCGCCCTCTGCATCTTCATCGGCGAGCGGCCATGAGCGACCGCCTCGCGCTGGCGAACGCCATCGAGGATGCCGGCATCGAACGCGCCAAGGCCGAGCGCGTCGCGTCGGTCATCATCGACGCCATCCACGACAACGTCGCGACGAAGGCAGATATAGAAGCCGTGCGCACGACGATTGCCGAGGTGAAGCACGACCTGACGATGCGCGGCATTGCCGGCCTGATTGCGGCTAGCGGCATCCTGTTCGCAGCCCTGCATATGTGGCCGCCACACGGATGACCGACGCTGACCGTCAGCGCCTCGCGGCCCTGACGCGCTTCTCCTCCGCGATCTTCGCTGCGAACCGCGCCAAGAAGCCGGGTAGCGGGCCGGATAGCCGATCGGTGGAGTGTGCCGAGCAAGAAGGAAGTAGCTTAGGAACAAGAGGCGGCTTGCGATGACGGCGCAAATCTGGCCGGGCTTCCGGCTCAGCGAGCGGCATTGCCAGCCGGTAGCGGTTCGTGGTGCGCCTGCGGACGCCCCCAGCGTCGCGGAACTGCGCATCCCACTCCAGCAGCCCGATGCCCTTCGCACGCCTGTAGGCGTCTCCTACGGTCCGCACGGCCACGTCCAGCGCCTCGGCGACGGCAGCGTGGCTGAGCCGGTCGTCCCCGTCCTCGATGGCGCCCAGGGTGTAGAGCAGGATGCGGGCGTGCATGTCGGTGATGTTGCGCAGGGACCGCTCCTTGAGCAGCCGCTGACGCCACAGGAAGGCTTCCTGGTTCGTGAGCATCGGTCTCCCCTCCGCAGAGGGCAGCCGTCAGGGCGCAGAAACCCACCAACCCGAAGGGGCTTGACTCGGAGGCTCGGATTGTGCGGTAAATGGAATTGCGAGTTTCATCTACCGCTTGGGGGCGCCTTTCCGGCGTCCCTTTGCTTTTTCTAGGTCATTGGTTCATCTCCAACGCGCATTGACGCACAATGTGCTGATTCTAGCAACGGTATGCTGACACTTATCGTCATCACCATCGGCCTGCTGTGGTTTGTTGGCGGTCTTACTCATATGGCGCGACGGCCTCTTGCTACGAAGCCGCGCCGGGTGTCCACCCTGTCGGAGGAGAAGCGCCTAGCTTGGCTGGAGCGCGATCGGCTTGCTTGGTTCGAAAAAGAGCGCCAAGCCAGAGCATCGCCAGTTTACGAGCCTGGTGGTTTTTCTATGGACGATTGAGCGCATTAACACCCGCCGCCGTGCCGGCAACGGTTGCTGCGGGCGGGAAGTAGCCTGGATTGAGGGTATTCTGGATGGCTTGCTTGGCAGCCCAGCCACTCCGTAAGGCGCGACCAGCCAAGTTGTTCGCGACAACAGCCGCAGGCGCCGCCACTCCGTAAAGAGGATGCGCAGCGAGCGTTGGCACGATACCGCCGGCGCCTAAGGCCAGAGCATTGATGAGCGCCCGGTCCGCTGTGCCGCTGTCTGGCGCGGCTCGCATCAGTTTCCCAATCCGAGCCAACTCGCCGATGTCGCCGCCTCCTGTATAGGCCATACCGCCGGTCGGCGCATCGAAACGGCGTGAGGCCGCCAGCACCTTTTGCATGAAGGCGTCTGGCGAGATGTTCCCGTCCCTGGAACCCGCCGCCAGATCCTGAACCGTCCTCATCACTCGGTACTGATAGCGGGCCTGCTGAAGCGCCGCCTGATCCTGGGGCGATGCTGAGCGGGCGAACGCATCATCCAGCGTATCTCTGATCTGCCCGGCGACATGGCGAACATTAGGATCTTGACTGCTCTCCGCGAGATCGAGTGGTGTTTTTGCACGGGTAAGCGCTTGGTAGTCATCACCGCTTATCGTGCCATCGCCCTTTGCTGCTGCTTTGGTGATGTTCTCCATATTAGCTTTAAGTGCGTTTCGTTCACCCTCGCCCATTGGCACGCCGGGCAAATCGGTCTCTATTTTCGCTAGGTCGTTCTGCAACGCATCAACGCTCAAACTGTCGATTGTGGTCCTTTGAGCGACACCGTCGAACTCTTTGCCAATACGTGTTTTCGCACGGCTCATAACATCGTCTGTGAACTGTGAAGCATCTTCGCCCATTTGCTTGGCAATGGCAGATTGCCACGAAAGCCGCTTAGCGGCGTCAGCCGCCCCCGCGCCGCTGAATGGTAGCTTGGACATCTGATCGGTTGCGGTGCGGTAGAACTGATTGCCCGACATATCGGCGGCAGTGATCGGTATGCCATATTTCTGCCGCGCCAATTGACCAAGTGTGGCGTCAGCCGCCGAAACGCCGCCTCCTAATAGTCTCTGGACGCCGGCACCGGCAACGTCGCCCGCTGGCCCCGCCACAGCTCCAACAACCGCTCCACGCTTCGCTGCCTCTAACCGATCCGCCACAGAGCCATCGGCTGTGCCCGCCGCTTCAGCGCCGCTCACCAGCGCATTGCGCGCCGCTGATCCAAGAAGGTTCGCGCCAGTAGAAACAACGCCTGGAGCCTGTGCCACAGGCACGACGGCGCGCAAGGCACCCTCGCCCATCATGTACGTTGGCAGCGAGCCAGCAACCTGCGCTGCGCCGGCAGCAAGTGGATTTGCCGTCTCGAACGCCTGCTGCGCCTGCTCACGCTGGGGCTGTAACTTAGCGAAGCCGCTGCCGGGAAATAGCGCTGCCGTGGCTTGGTCCAGCGGATTGGAGAGGCCGAAGCTCAGTCCCTTCGTGGCGGCGCCGATCAATCCAGCGCCATAGCCAGCGACATCCGAGGCGGCAGATCCGATGCGGGACAGGATCGACCGGTCCGGCTCCGGCGTAGCCGCCGTCCCGCTCGGCTTCGGTGCCGGCGGAAGCCACGACGGGAACCCGTCAGAGGCGTCCTTTGCCGCTGGTGCAGCATTGGTAGGAGCCGGCGGCAGCCACGATGGGAGATCATCACTTGCCATGGCCTTTCCCGCCCCTGTGGGCGTCGCTGGAGCCGGTGCGGCTGCAGCCGCGGCATCGGTAGTCAAGGAAGGGTTCGGGTCCGCCAACGCCGCCTTGAACTGCCCGAGCATCTGATAGTGCTTCGTCACCGCCGGCACGTAGTTGCGGCTCTCGTCGCCGTATGCCTGCCGCCAACCATCTCCGCCGTGGTAATTCCTCAGCGCGTCCTCGACCGACCCCTCCTTGTCCAGCGCCCGGTTCATGTACTTGGCGGCGCCATAGATCGACTGCACCGGGTCGGTCGGGTCGGTGATGCCGAGGATCTTGGCCGTATCCGGCATGATCTGCATCACGCCGAGCGCGCCCGCCTTGCTGACGGCATTCGTCCTGCCGCCGCTCTCCTGTATCGCCATCGCCTTCAGTAGCTGCGGGTCAACGTTCCACTCGTTGCCTGCCGCCTCGAAGACCGGGTCGTATGCCGTGACGTCAGCCACCGCCGAGCACGCCCATGTCCTTGGCCTTCTTGCCGGCCGCATCGAGTTGCTTCTGCGTCTGGTCGTCCAGGCTCTTCCAATAGGTCGTCCGCTGGTCCCCGGTCATTCGCGTCAACTGAAACACCCGCGGGTCGAGGTCTTTGATGCTCTGCTGGAAAGCGGGGTAATTTTGTTTGTCGGGATATTTAGCAGCGAGGCTCGCGCGAGCGCGGATGTAGTCTGCATTTCCTTGTAATTGACGCAGGATCATATCGACACCCGCTGGTGACAGTTCCTCATGTGGATTGGCCGAAATGTTGACGTTCATGCGTGCATCGCTGCCGGCGCCTTGCGCATTTGCCAGGCCAGCCGCGAGCTTGTTGAAGCTCTCCTTCGATGACTGGGCCTCAGCGTTGATGTTGAGCCCGAGATTGCCTGCTAGGTTGCGAACCTTGCCGACGATGCCGGCGAGCGGGCCGGTGGTGAATTGTGCTGTGTCGGCCAGCATATTGCCGAGGACCGCCTGCTGATTCTGCGCGAGGGTGTCCGCGTCGCTTTCTGCCTGGAACTTCGGCGGCCCAAGTTCGCCTTGTTTCTTGGTTGCCTCCGCTCCCGCTGCCTGTGCTGGGGTCGGGCCGCTGATCCCGGTTCCCGCCGGCGATGCCGCGGCTGAAGGTGCGGCCTGTGGCTTGTTTGGGTTCAACAGCGCCGACGGTGGCCGCCCGGTTCCAAGCGGCGATGCGGCCGGTTGTGTGCCTGGCGTTGCAGGAGCCCCGCCGGGATAGATGTACTTGTCCGGCACGCCGGTGTCTCTAAGAAATGTCTCGTTGGTGCCGTGCTTCTGCACGGTCGGATTGGCCGGGTCAGGATAATCGCGTGCCTGCTTCAACCATTGCTGGTAGGCTGCGGTTTGACCTGGGTCCATACCCAGTGGCAACCCCGGCTGACCCCCAGGCGGCCCGGTGACCGGCGCCCCTGGCCTCGTCGGATATTGCACGCCGCCACCCGTGGCACCACCGGGGAGGGTCTGTCGGAACGGCTCGCCGTAGATCACATTCTGCTGCTGCTGCGGCGGCAGCGACTGCACGCGCAACGTCTCCAGTTGTTGCCGTAGCTGCGCCGGGTCCGATGACAGGTTCAGCAAGGAATGGTCCACCACATCGGGTGGAAGAATGCCGCGAAGCCGCTGCGCCTGCTGGATCACGGTCTGCTTCAGGTTGGCATCATCCGACGCAAGGGCCGCTGTGACGGCGGCGTTGACCGCACTATTGATCTTCAGGTTCTGCTCGATGCCCTGACCACGCAACTGCGAAGCGGTCTTTAGAAAGTCCTGCATCGCATAGGCTGCGTTCGGCCCCATACCAGCGGCAATCGAGCGAGCTTTCCCGATGTCTACGTTCCCCTGCTCATCGGTGGCCTGTTGCAGCGCCTGCCCAACGAGCTGCTCGCCCTGCGTCTTCGCCAATCCCTGCATACCGGTCACGGCGGTGATAGCGGAGCCATACCCCGCCAGCGGGTTGACCGTCGCCGGGTTCATGATCCCCTGCAGCACGGAGCCGGTGTGCGCGCTCTGCGACAGCGCGTTCGTCAGGGTGTCAGACATGGTGCGTCCTCAGCTGTACCAAGTGTTGCCCGTAGACGCCTGATATCCGAGCGGCGTTGCACTGCCCGCAGCCGCGCCACCGGTATAGCCGGTCGTCCCGCCGCCCGAGGTTGCCGGCCCGAACCGCTTCATCAGATCCTGGAAATTCTGGTATCCGAGGTAGCTGTTGACGCCGCCGGTCAGCGCGTTCGTTGCACCCGTCGTGCCCGCCGCCTGGTCCAGTCCGGCCTGCTGCGTGGCGTTGGCTGAGGTGTTCGCCAGCGATGCGCCGATCGTGCCGGTGCCCGCCGCGGCGCTCTCGCCAATCCCGGCCAGCGCATTGAAGCGGTTGAACTGGTTGGTCAGGTTCCCCTGCTGCCCGGTGTTCAGCGCCAGCAGGTCGTTGAAGCGCTGCTGCTGCAGATTGAATTGGTCTTTGTAGGTGGTGTTCGCGAGGCCGGTCGCGTATGTCGCCGCGCCCTTGAGGCTCGCACCGCTCACACCAAGCCCGCGAGCTGCGGCGGCACTCTGCACCATCTTCAGGCCCTGGTCGCGCGTGAATTGATAGCCTGGCGTTTGCTCCAGCTCAGCCTGCGTCATTTGCCCAGGGCGCTCGCCGGCAGCGAGCGACACGTAGTCCGGCCCGCCGCCGGTCGGGCTGCCCTGCGCCAACGACAACGCGTTGGCTCCTGCGGTGCTCCCGATCCCGGTGAACGGCGAGAGGTCCGCCCGCGTCTGCAGGTATCGCGCCTGCGCCTGTGCCGCCGCGTCCTTCGCTGCCGAGCTGGCCTTGCCGGAACCCAACAGGCTTGAGCCAGCGCCCAGTATGCTGGACCCAATGATTGCTGCGCCGGTTCCGATAGGCATTACTACAACTCCTTAACCCAACGCTGCCCGGTCTGTCGCGCGCCGAGGCGGCGATATACCAACCCGACCCGTGTCTCATCCGGCTGGAACATCAGAACCCTCGTCACGCCTCGAGCCCGCAGGTCATCGCACGCCGCGTGCTGCAGCTTGCGCCCGAGCCCCGGCCAGGACGGGTCGGCAAAGAACCACACTTGCTCAGCCTCTAACTGATCGCGTGCATAGAACGACTCGCCGATGGCACTGACGAGACAGCCGAACATTTTTCCATTGCTGCGGGCGGTATAGACATACAGCACGCCATTCGCGTCGAGGCGCTCCAGCAGAGGCACGTTCATGCCCCGCCACGCCTCGGGAAACTCGCCGAGCATCACGCACTCATCCGACATCAGAAGCCCTGCATCCCGCAACGCCACCCCTAGCGGCTCCTGCTGGAACGTGACGCCGTTCAACTCCACCGGCCGCCTGAACCTACGCAGCGTCTCGTGCCGTGCCAGCCGCCGCATTTTCTCCACCTGCGGCGCGTGTGCCGCGAGGTAGCGCAGCATGAGCGGTATGCTGGCCTGGATGTTGACCGCGGACACTGCCCGCCACCATGCCGGATCGTGCGGCAGTCCTATACAGTGCTCGAACACCCGCGCGCATGTTGCCTCGACCGCCAGATCCTCGAACCGCACCGCCACCACATCCGGCAGCCGCGCCTCGATCTGATCCAGCTTGCGCTCGTGGTGCTCGATGACCCGCGTCATCACCGCAGCATCGAACACGATGCCAGCACGCGCGATCGACGCCACGACGTCGGGCACCGGGCGGCGCACCGTGACGACCCGCACACCGGCCGGGAGGAGGCGCCAGAAGGGGGCAGCACTTGTTTCAACCGTGCCGGTGCATGGCTGGGCCAGCCACGAGGTGACGTCGTCCAGCGAGCGTGCATGCCGCAGCTCGTCGTGACCCACCTGCCAGTCGCCGTATTGCAGGAAGACCGAGAGCCACTTGGTTCTGCAGCGGGGCAAAGCAAAGATGACGAAGGGGGATATTAGTCGCCCGCCCCGGAGGAACCCCGGCCACCTTGCAGTGACCGGGGCGCTCCTGCTACTTCAACGTGATCTTCACCGCCTTGACGATGCGGCAGACGAGCACGATGATAAGCACCAGGAGACCTACATGGATCATACCCATGTTTCGCCTCCATTGAGACGCCGGCCAGGCCCATCCTGACCGGCGTTTCGTTATCCGCTATCTCGTGATCGCACCGCAAGGTCACACCCCCGCCACAGCGTTCCAGACGCCGCCGCCACGGCTCACGTAGAGCGTCGCGCCCACCGTGCCGTCCGTCCGGCTGTAGAGCGAGCCAACAGCCTGCGTGCTGGTCGGCGCCCCGGTGCCCGACGTATGCAGCGAGGTGACCGCGGAACTCACCGCAATATCCCCCGCCCGGCGCCCCGCCTGCTCGGCGGCAATTTGTGTGTCATGCCCGGCATCGGCCGCCGTGCGTGCCGCAATCTCGGCTGTGAGCGATGCCGAGAGCGCAGCATCTGCATCGGAGCGGGCCTTCGTCTCGGCCGCTAGGTCTGCCGCGCTGGCCGACACCTGTCCGGTCGCGCCGCCGCTGCGATTGTAGAGGCCGACCAGGAACGCCCGCCATGCCGAGTCCACCTCCCCGGTGTTGGGATCGACCAGCGGCGAGGACGGCACCGCCTGGGCGTGCGGGCTCTGCGCCATCAGTACCCCTGCACAGTCCAGTTAAACGTCTTACCGGCCTGTACGCTCGTTGTAGGCGTCGGGTAGAGGTTGTCGGTCGTGTTGAGTGTCCCATTGTAGCTGTTGAGCGTGATGGTTGTCGGCTGGAAGTATCCCCCTACGAATAGCGGGTCAGACTGCGCAATCTGCAGCCCTATGTACATCTTGGAGAAAGCCGGCCATGTCGCGGTGAAAGCGCCGCTGCCATCGGTGGTCGATGAGCCGGTATGCGTGGTGTAAGCAAACGTCGGCGGCGCCACCACGATGCCGGAAATCTGGCTTTGCAGGTTAGCCTCGGCCGCCTGCGCTCGCGTAATCTCGCTGTTGAGGTTCGTCGTAAGCAGATTGACCGCGTCGATGCGGGCATTCGTCTCGGCAGTATCAGCGGCAGCTCGTGCATTGGCCTCCGCTGTGTCCGCAACGGCTCGCGCCGTAGCCTCCACATTGATCGCGTCGGTGATGCCCATAGCCTGGCGCGCGTCGACCAATGTCGGCGCCACGACAACTGGCTGCATCGCCGCCGATACAATGGTTGTGGAATACTGGTCCCAGACCTGGTTGCCTGCCGCATCTCGCAGCACGAGGCGATATTCCCCGTCCCCGAACATCTGGCAGCGTCCGGCGGAATCAAGCTGGATCGGATTGGTGTTGAGAGCGGTCCCGGTGTGTTCGCTCCAGGTTTGCTTGGGGGACGAGGTGCCCGCCGCATAGGTGTTGAGAGTGCCCCCGGCGTAGGGCATGCCGTTGGCGTCGATGAACTGGACGACCGGGGAGAACAGCAAGGAAGCCATCAGGAGCCCACCGCGATCCAGTGGAACCGGATGTTCGGCGCCGGCACGACGGACGGAATGCCGTAGGCGATCCAGATATCAAAGCCGTTCAGGTCTGGCCTGATGCTGGCAATGTTCACATCGAAGTTGAGCGCCAGGCACTGGCAGACGACATTCGGCAGTGACGTGTAGGGCGTCGTAAATGTCACACGGGTGTGGCCTGACGGATCGACCGTAACGTCGCCATGCTGCGTCGCGGTGATAGTAGGGGCCGGCAGTCCGGCGATCGTCGCGTTGATGGCATCGATCTGGCTCTGTAGGTTGGCATCGGCCGCAGTCCGCGCATTGGTCTCGGCGGTGTCGGCGGCAATGCGCGCCGTCTGCTCCGCAGTATCCGCTGACGAACGTGCCGCGGCCTCGGCCGCAATGGCGTCATCAACCCCGAGCAGGTTGCGTGCAGTGGCCAGATCCGGCGCCGACACCACGGGCTGCATCGCGGCGCTGACGATGGTGGATGACGGCTGATCCCACACCTGGTTGCCGGCCGCATCGCGCAGGATCAAGCGGTAATCCCCATCGCCATACATGACACACCGGCCCGCGGCATCGAGTTGGATCGGGTTGGTGTTGAGCACGGCCTGCCCCGGGTCGCGCCAAGTCGCCTTAGGAACGGACGTGCCTGGCGCATAGGTGGCAATCGTGCCCCCGGCGTAAGGCGTGCCGGCGGCGTCAACGAACTGTGGCTCTGGATTAGGAAGGAGCGCGGCCATCAGGATTTCTACTGCGGTGTGTCGGCGTCGGCCGTCTCAGCGGTAATCCAGGCGCCTTGCAGAGCCGTCCGCGTCGGCACCGACCAGCTAAGCTCAAACACGCGATCTCTGGCCATGCCCATCCGCTGCCACTGCAACGACGTATAATACTCGCCCACCTCGCCGATGGACTGCGCCACGGGGCTACCGTAGCTGTGTCCGCGATCGTCGGACCAGCGCAGCGAGATCAGGTTATTGATGTTCGGCGCGATGGCGGCCGACGTACCGGTTTCAAGGTCGGCGACGAGTTCCCGATAGAATACACGCCTTCCGTCCGCCAGGAGGTGGGGGAACGAGCGCGCCCGCTTGATCGGCTGGCCGTTGTCGGTGAAGACGTCGAGATCGAGTGCATACAGATTGCCATTCTGCCAGTCGCCGATCACCGGCGTGCCGCTGCACGGCCAGTAGCAATTCGCGCGGTGCCGGTGCTCGCTGCCGTTGCTGTCGATCCACAGCCACTCATGCCAATGGCCAGTGGTGATGTCATACGACCAGGTATGGTCGGCGTGCGGAAAAGTGAGCACATAGAACGTATGGCCCGCGAGTTGATAGCAGAAGCCGATAGCGTCATCGATACGCGCATAGCCCGCTAGTTCGGCCTCGATGGCGTAAGTAGAAACGCGTTTCGTCTGATACCCGGTGCCCTGCATGACGAATCCCTGGCCCTGGCGGTCGCGGGTCAACCAGAAGATACCATTGTCGTAGACTGCGGGCGAATACTTCGCGGCGCAGCCATGATCCACGAAGACTGACTGCACCTCGGCAAACGGGAAGGAACCGGCGCCGATATCGGTTGCTCCGGCGTTATACCAGATCTCGGTCGTGCGCTCACCGAGAAGCCACACCTCGCGCTTGGCGACGGCGAGCGTCACGAGCAGGTCGGAATAGCTTTCCTTGTTGGCGAAATCGAGCGGGTCGAATGTCACCGCCAGGCTGCCGCTGATGTAGAACTGCGGCGTGCCGGGTTTATTGAACACGAGATATGTGTCGAGATAGTCCACCCTATCCGCGCCGGGGAAAAAGCCGGTTGGGTCGGTGATCTGCGCGAAGGCGTCGGTCGCGAGCGTCACGTCCCAGCCGTTCGCGCTTCCGTCCACGATCACGAGGTCCAGTCCGTTGTCCTGCATGCTGACAGGCGTTGTCAGTCCTGGCGTGATGTCGCCTAGATGCGTGGCAACCCAGGAGAGCGGGTCCACGCTATAGACGCCGCTGCCGGAGACGACGTAGACCCCGCCCGTGGTACACTGCCGGACGCCGCGGATCGGCCCGGTGCCGATGGTGCCGAGCAGGCGCAGCCCTGGCGTGGGGTAATGCGCTGCCGGCATTGGCTCGCCCTGATGCTCCGGCATCGGCTCCTGGACGAGATTTAGGCATCTCTGCGCTGAACTTATTACACTATGAGCCTGATACGCACCTCCTGTTAGAGCTATCTTCATCGCGGCGCTTCCACTCGGAATAAGGGCGTCGATTCCCTGATTGCATGGACCGCGGTATCCACATGCAGTTGCCTAGGCAATAGTTGCCGTTCACGTTGATGCGTTCGATTGTTAGCCCGGGAACGTAGGTATGCCGCACCATTCATAACGCAAGCAATACGCTGCGCCGCCGCGATAACGCTGTGCGCGGTGTATGCCCCGCCGGTGAGCGCGACCTTGACCATCAGGCGAGTACCATGACGCGCGCGGTCTGCGTCGTGCCGCCACCGCCGCCACCGCTGGTGCCGGTCTGCACCACACCCACGCCACAGACGTTGACGGTAAGCGGCGCGGCGGCATCAGTAACCACAGCAGAGCCGGCGCCGGGCCGCCCCGCGCTGAGCGTTTGTGTGCTCATGTGATGGTCACCTGTGGATTGACGTAGACCGTAGTGGACGCCTTCCCGAGCCGCACCTGTGCGCGCACGCGACCGGCTGTCTGTGGGGTGAACGTCACCTGAAGATGTTGTTTGACCGGCGTGGCCGGGCTGCTGTTCCAAGTGGCTGTGGAGGTTGTCACGGCGCCGGCTGTCGTCAGCACGTTGGCGGGCAGGCTGGTCGCTATGCTGGCGAGTGAGGAGCCGGCGGTGCCGAGGTATTCCACAATAAGGCTGATCTCGTCGTTGTTCAGCGTGCCGCTGCTGATAATCTCCACCGTGGCGGTCTTGCTGCTGCCGGTCGTCGCATAGTTCGCGTCCATCCAGAAGCCCACGAGCGGGTTGGCGTATTTATCGACGTTCGTATTCGACACCATCTTGTGGCTGTAGGTTCCGACATTGTCGGCAGCGCCACCACTTAGCGTGATGGTGAACTCGGTAGTGACCGCGCCGGACGGCTGGTAGCTCTCGGAGACGAAGTTCGTGCCATCATAGCAGTTAACCAGTTCCACCAAGTCGCGGGTGTTGAGGACACCCGTACCGTTGTAGCGAGTAACGCCGGAGGCGATGCGGCAACTGTCGAACAGAAACTTGCTACCGGCGCCTGACGTGCCAAGCACGAGGGTGTTGGTAACAGCACTAAGATCGACACCGCGTGCCGTCACTGTCATCGCTTGGGACGCCGTGCTCACGGCGAACAGGTTTGTCGGGAGTGTCGCTCCCGCTATCGCGCTCGTCGTATTCAGCCAGACGATCTCAAACGGTCCCGTCGTGGCAAGGATCGTCTGGCCGGTGGCCCCGAATTGCACGGTGGAGTTATTCAGCACGACCGTGACCCCACCACCGCTAGCGTAATGACATCCGGCAGTGGCAGTATTCAGATATAACTGGCAGGTATCTAACCAGTGGGTCTTCAGTCCGCTTGAGTTGAACAGGATGGCATTGGCGGTCGCCCCAGTATACGTGTAGTGCATCCCATAATGGTAGACGGGAAACGTGGCCTCCAATGTCATCACCCCGGTCGTAACCGTGACGGTCGCTCCTGCCGTCAGGTCAGCCGCGACGGGAGGCGTGCTGCCGGCGCGATTGACGCTCAGAACTTGGCCCACGCCAAACGCTACAGAAGCTGTCCCGGAGCCATAAGTGACGGTTGCGGTCTGTGTCTCACTGTGGTCGCTGCTGACGAACATGCGGTCGCCGGCCGCGAACCGGAACGTGCCGACGGCGCCGATCAGCGTCGGGATGTCGCCCGCAGCAGCGCTCCAGCCAAACGTCGATTGCCCGGTAACGTTGGTGAACGTCGCGCCCCCTGTGGTGACGGTGCTATTGTTAGCCGTGGGCCACGCTGGCTCGGTGCTGGCGGTCCCGGCGGTGGTGCAACGGAACGCCCACTGCGCTTTGAGGGCCGGCGCGGTAGGTTTCACGATATTTCCGATGCTGTAGACAGCGCTCGGCACGAACGCTGCGATGGCGGCGTATGAGGCAGACGAGACGTACCAGTCAGCCACCGCCTATATCCTAGCGCACAGCACAGTAACGCCGATGTCGGCGAGCGTCGCGTCCTGAGTGGGCGCTACGATCTGGAGAACATCCCCAATTGCGAGGCTGCCGCCGGCCCCGCTCAGCGTGGCGCTGGTGTTGGAGGTGCTTGTGACAGTGACGGTGCCGAGCGCCGTCGTGGTCCCGGAGGAGATGCGGTTGACGGTGAACACCGCGCTGCTCGTGGTTTTCGTGCTATCATATACGACCGTCCCCGCCAGGCTCGCCGGCACGGTCAGTGCCATGGCCATCGGCACATTGATAATGGCGCCCGCGGCCGGCTTGCCACTGAACGGGAAGGCGATCGGAACCTGTGCGACTTCGGTCGGGAGTTGTGAATACGTGGCTGTCCCGGTAACGCTGGTGAACGACACCGGCGGTGCAGTGAGCGCGACGCTGGAGGCGGTGGTGATCCGTCCCTTCGCGTCGACCGTGAATGTGGCAACGTGTGTTGCGTCGCCATAGGTGGCGGCTGACACGCCGGTGGTGACCAGCGTCGGGTTCGGGTAGACGCCGGTAAGGTCGCCGCCCGCAGTGCCAGTAGCGGGAACGCCTGTGACCACCAGCGTGCCGCCGGCTGCTGAGAGGCCGGTGCCGAGCGCGCTGACTGCCGGGCCGTTCCACGCCACGGTGAGTACGCCGCTGGTGGTGATGGGGCCTCCAGCGATGCCGCTGCCTGACGTGGCAACGGAGGACACGCCGCCTCCCGGTGCGCCGGCCGGTCCAGCGGGGCCTGGGGCGCCAGCCGGTCCAGCGGGGCCTACTCCCCCATCCTTGCCGGGAGGCCCCTGTGCGCCCGTCCCGGCGCCCGCAATGGCCGCATTGAGGTCCGCCGCCAGCAGCGCATCGCCGGTAGCCCATGGATAACCGCCGGTCATACGCCACGCCCGATCGCCGCACGCAACTCCGCGACCTCCCGCGATAGCGCCTGACACTTGGCGATCAGCTCGGGGATCAGTGCGGAATGGTCGATCATCTGCATGACGGGCTTGCCGTCTTCATCAACGGCATCTTTCTTACCCTGCACCACCTGCGGCATGTGCTGCTGTACCTCGTGCGCAATCAGCATCGAGCGCGGCGCCGCGCCAGGCTCAGCCTTGAAGGTGCCCATATGAACCTGTAGCCGATCGATCAGCGCGCCGTCCGCTGTCGCACTACTCAGCGTCTTCAGCCGGTAATCCGATGACGTGTTGTAGGAGGTCGTTGTCCCGTTGGTGGAGATATTGCCGGTCACCGTGGCGCCGGACAAGAAAGTCTCCAGCACGCCGGACGCCGGTATCGCAACCGACATACCGTTGCCGAGGCCAAGCAGGCCGGACGGCGCAAGAATAAACTTCCCGCTGCAAGCATATATCGCATTACCGCTATATGTGCCGGTAAGCAGCAGTCCAGTGGGGGAGGTTGATCCCTCATTAATGCCAGCCACAGCATGCGCCCCGCCGTCAAAATAACCGGCTTGTGAGCCGGTGCCATGCAAGGCGATCTCGCTGTTCTTATAGGCGTTGTTGCCGCCTATATAGATGCCATAATATCCCGCGAATGTGCCGCCGCTTCCCGCTACGATCGCGCCCGGCCCGATCGCCAGATAGGCGGTGATCGGCTCACTGCCGACAGAGCCACTTAGATACAGGTCATAGATTATAGTGGCGGAACCGAGCTGCGTATCGTTGCCGCTGAAATTGGCTGTATCGAGTTCCATGGCGCAGCCAAATCGCCCCTTCCATCCTGGCTCCAGTTGCAATGAGACTGGCAGAGCAAACGCCTGTCCTGAGCCGGGGCGCATTATCATACTGACGGCGACGCCGTTCTTGCCATTAGCGTAGCTCGGCCCGCCATAGTTCCAAACGCAGGTACCATCGGCAATGCCGGTTCCGGTGCCGCTTGGTCCCGTGCCACTGACGGCGCTGTGCCCGGCCGTCGTGCAATTATAGAGATTGCCGTTGGCCTCCACGAAGACACCGAGCACGTAACCGGTGTTCGGCAGCCATAACGTATCCTCTCCGGTGCTGGAATCGACCAGAACGAATAGGCCGCTTTCCTGCTGGTTCGCCACACCCTGGGTCTTCAGAAACCATGCTGACTGCGCGTTGAACGTGGCCGGCGGCGCACAGCCAAAATCACCGCCGGGACATAATGCAACATTAGTCCCGTTGGGCGTCATATAAATGCCGCTGTTCGGCGAGGGGACGGAATAGGCATCACTGATAACAAAGTCACCGCTGCCGGTCGTCACGGTTAGCGGAGCGGTTACGATTGCGGGGGACTGATAGACCTGCGAAGCGATGGCTGCGTTGAGATCGGCAGCATAGAGGATGTCGCCATCGGCCCACGGGTATCCGGTGGTGGAGGTGGTTGGGGGCGGCGTGGTGGTCATCGTCGTCGGCGTCCCGCCAAGGCGCGCGAGGCCACGCTGCTGCCTGCTCATGCTCATGGAAATAGCTCCTTGCTAACCTAGGACGCTGGTGCCGCCCACAGTCCAAGCCTGATTGAGCCCGCGCCCGGCCCAGCTAGACACGTCGCCGCCGCGGTGGCCGCTCAATGCGGCCGGCATGCTTAGGAGCGGGATCTGGCTGTTGGCCATCCTGATGGTGTTGAGACTGGCGCGTGCCTCGGCCAACAGCAGGGGGCTAACCTGCCCGCCGGATGCCGTGGCAATTCGCACCGCCAGATTGTTGACCACCGCGTCGAGGTATTCAGGCGGCAGGCCGAGGTCGTCATCGAGGCCCTGATACACCGGCAGGGACGCCTTGATGACGAGGTGCATCTCATAGGTCGCATTCGGTGGCACCGGCCAGAAGTAGACGCGCCCGACCGGAAAGCTGCTGTCATAGAACACGGCAGCCGGGATTGACTTCAGATCCTTGATGGCGATGCCGGACCAGTCCTCTTTCGACTCGATGATAGCGAGCGGTATATCCACTGGGTTATGCGTTGCCGTCGCTGGGTTGGCACCGAGGCGGAATGGCAGCGCCTCCGGCAGCGGGGTGTCGCTCGGCACGTTGTAGACGAACGGCGCGAGTCGCACCCACGCAGCGTGAACCTTGTCGGGGCGTGCCACGTCGATGTTCTGGCCTGGGCCGATGGTGTACCAGTTGGCGCCAGTCGAGACGACCGACACCTCCTGCTCGTTCCAGATCAGCCATCGCTTGCGCTGCCACTGGTGCAGCATCATCACCAACAGCGCGAATGCGTCGCTGACATCCTTGGAGCCGTCCGCGACGGACTGCTCGTCTGTGATGCGCCCGGCCATGCGAAGTGCGAGGAAGACAGCCTGCTCGACGGTCTCAGGCACTCCCCAGATGATCGGGGCGACCTGTTGCTGATTGATGGCGTTGAACGCCTGTAGCGCGCTCACAGCGAGCTTAACGTCGAGGTCTATGGGAGGTAGCGCGTAGATTTGCCGCAGCCGCACCGCCATGCTGGTAAGCAGGACGTGCTCGTAGGGCGTCCAGAAGACCACGTCATGGGCGAGGTCGGGGAACGTCGGCAGCATAATGCGGTTAGCCTTTACCCGACGCTCTAGGTTCAGCTCGTTGATCCAGGCGTTGAGAACCTTGAAGCTGTCGTTGACGTCGTCAGCCATCGGGGTCTGGCCGACTCCGTTCACACCGGCATTGCGCAGCGATAGGAATATCAGGTCGTTAGCGATCGTCATGGCGTTACGCCGACAGGATGCTGAACCAGGCGCCGGCCAGCGGAGACATCAGCGTGACCGACTTGCCGTTCGCCAGCGCGATGCCGGTGCCGTTCGCCACGCCGTTGATCGTGTCAGCACCGGGAGCGGCAAATATCTGCGAGGACGCTGCCCCAGCGTTGGTGATCCACAGCAACTGCCCACCCACAGCGGGCGGCAGCACGACGCTATCGGCAGCGGTGGCACAGACGGCAATCAATGTGCAGGCGCTGCGGACCGGCGTGGCTGCGGCCTGCGTTCCTCCGGCGTGGGCCGTGATGGTGGCAGCAGACCAGCCGTTGCCACTCGCCAGCAGCGAGATGTCGTGCAAACCCTGACCGACGTTGAAGTTGACGGTGCGGCCTGTTGGATACGAGACAGCGGTTGGCATGTGATGGTGCTCCTATTCGATGTGTGCCCAGAGGCGGCGCTGCTTGACGGCGTAAATCAGAGACAGCGACACGCCATGCCGTTTCGCGAGGATCCGAGCCGCCATCGAAGATGCGCGGATTTTCCGCACAATTTCCTCAGTAAGTTTCGCCTGGTGGTTTTGGGTTCCCGGTGGCGGACCAGGGGTGCGATTACGGCCCTTATTGATCATGTCATCGACGTTCGCCTGCTGGTCGCCGCAGAACAGATGTCTCGGATTGACGCATGATCTGTTGTCGCAGTGGTGCAGGATGAACTGGCCTACCGGAATTGGTCCCCGGTCCTGTTCCCAGGCATAGCGGTGCGCAAGGACCGATTGCTTAGGCGCGGGGTGAAACATCCCATAGCCAGTGGAGATTTTCCCGCCCGTCCATTCCCAGCAGGCTTTCGGCCCAGACCCTTTCTCGACATAGGCTTCGAAGCGCTCTTCTGCCGGCATCCCCTTGTGATAGCGCCGCTCCTGATGAAGCGGGTCACCATGCCGACGCCACTGTGTGTAGTGCCGCGAGCAATAGCCGTGCCCTCTCGCGCTTCCACCGCACCCTTCGACTATGCAGGTCATGCTCCCTCCTGTTTCAAGGAAGGAGCATGATAACTATCCTCGTAGCAAACAGCAAACCTAATTGGCAACCAATCTGCACGCGAGTTGGGGCCGAAGCGATGCGGAGCCCCACAAGACGTCAATCCTTATAGGAAAGGTGTCGTCGGAGATTGAGTATTGACGAACAGCCCTCATCGAGATACCGTCTTTCACCACGCGCGAAGCCATGTCAACCCCGCCCGGCATGACAAGATCGGCTGTGGCGAAGGTAAAAGCATCGGGATGAAAGGCTAACGAAAGCCCGGTCGCGGTGGATGCGGTATTGGCGAACGTGAGCGCCGCGGTTGCGTTCGCCGTGGTGGCGACGTTCTGCTGCGGGCTGCCGCTCACGCCATTGATCGCCGGTGCGATCGCCATGTTGCCGGCGCCGCCTGCGTAGGCGCTGGTCAGCACGAACTGCTGCAGGATGCCCGAGCTGATCTTGGTCTCGGGATGCACGCGGTAGACGCCCGCAATCGTAAACACATCGCCCGCGTTGCCTGCCCCGGTGCCGGTCACCACAGCGAGTGTGCTGCCGGTGTTCTGATTGGCGACGACGGCCGTTGTGTAGGCGCCGCTTTCGGCGCCGCGTGTCTGTGTGGTCAGGTGCGTGTTTTCGGCCCACTCGAAGCCGGCTGAGAGGCCCATCACGCCGTCGGTGTATTGCGTGCGGATTTCGGTCGAGGACTGGAACAGGCCCTTGAGGCTGTCCACCATATCGACGTTGTCCTGCGTATTTATGCGCAACAGCCACTGCTTCGACTGTGGCGTCAGGTTGTCGAGCAGCAGCTTGCGGGACTGCAGCACGGTCTTGAAGGTCTGTGCTGCGCCTGCGGTGCCGACCTGGTTCCACACCGTGGGCCACATTTGGTTGACGAAGTCGGACTCGAGCTTCGCTGCGAGCACCGCGATTGCCGGCTCGATGTAGCGGGCCGAGAAGTCATCAATGCTCAGTGTGAGTTCGCTGCTGCTGAAGCTGAAGTCGGTGTGGTACTGGTTGGTGATCGGCAGGGAGACGTAGTTCTCCACGGTGTTCTGGAGGCTGAGCGCTGGCGTCGTGCTGACCGTGTATTGCACCGGCAGACGGATGCGGAGTGTGGTGCCGATCTTGGCGCCGGAGTTGGCGAACGAATCATCGTACTGCCTGTTCACGGCGCCGATGATGTTGCAGCGCTGATGGAGGATGGCCAGCGCCTTCGCGGTGATCATCGAAATCGTCAATAAGGTATTGGTCGCGGGCATGGTGTGCCCTTTCATCGCAAGTGCGGGGAAAAGGGCTCCTCACCGCGACGCGGTTCTTGGAGCCTCGATTGCCCGTTGCGACGAAAGTCGGAAGCCACAGCCGCAGACGGATCGGCACGACGCAGCGTGTTTAGGGCCTTACGCGACGGCCTCGGGGAGATGCAGCGGGTGTTGACCAGACCGCGACTGGTTGGGCGCTACTTCTTGCGCTGCGCCTCGCGCTTCTTGCTGTATGCGATCGCGACTGCCTGCTTCACAGGCTTGCCCGCTTTCACCTCAGCCTTGACGTTCGATGTGAACGCCTTCGGTGATGTGCTGGTCTTGAGCGGCATCAGGTAGTCACCGACTGCAGCTCGGCGTTGCTCAACACACGAGGCCAATAACGCACACGACGGATGTAGCCGGTCATGTTCTCGACGGCCGCACCAGCCGCTACCATGAACCCGATACCATTCGGGTATACCGGGGCATATCCGTTTGTCATACCACCAGCGGAAGCGACGGCGCCGCCATTCAGACATATCTGCCCGGTGGCTGCTGTCCACGTTGACGCAACCTTCGTCACAGCACCGGCTGTTATCGTGTTAACCGTAGAGAGCACGATGGCAATATCGTACTGAAACGCATGGTTAGTGGCATCCTTGCCCACAAGCG